TGGTGGTTTGATTACTCAATAAACCAGTTCTAACAGTTCGCGTAAATAAAGCACTTTGTTGTTCCGCTATACGTCTAAAAGATGTTTTTACATTTACACCATTTGGTAGATTTATAACCGCTCCATCACTTGCCGTAATACTAAATTTAGGAGTAGTACCGGTTTGCACTACAAATTCCTCCGGTAATGTAAAAACATTTATTTCAGTCGGATCTGTTTCTACAACATTTTTTGCGAATTGTGGACTTATTTCTACCGTTCGCACCGCATTTTTAGCAGCGTCGCTAGGTAATACTTTTTTAAGTTGATCTTGTACAAATTCTTTTTGTAATTCAGCTAAACCTTGTAATTCTAAACTAGTTATATCAGTACTATCACTAGCCCAAGTATTTAAACTTTCTTGTAATTGCAATAATATTGTTCTTTGTCTATTTACGGCAGCGGGTCCTAACGTTAATTCTCCCGCACTATACTTTTTTAATTCATCTGTAATTTGAACGATAATATCGTTATAAGCATTTATTATTTTTAAAGCTACGCCGTTTTCATACCTGTTTAGATTTATGGCGTTACGGTATAAAGCCTCTGGTATTTTTTGACGCTCTATAGACATTATTCATCTTCTGTAGTTGTAGGTCGCTGATTCATTTCTATCAAACCGCCTTGTTGTGTTCTAGCAATCATTTCTTCGACATCAAAATCCTCACTTAAAACTTCACCCTCTACTAATTTCTTTAATAATTCTTCTTGGTCTATAACTCCATCGGCGTATAATTTTCGTAAGTTTTCAACTTGTGCCGGTTCTAACGAAGTATCTACAAAATCTCTATTAACAAAACAAGTTCCGGCAACGCTTTGTTTTAAAAATGCAGCGTGAAATTTTAAACAATTATCTACTAAGTCTTGTATCTGTTGCGAAAGTACCATCATAGTTGAGTCGCCTTGTGATCTTTGTATTCGTAAAGACTGCGCGGTTTCCGCCGACATTTTTTGCCCTAAAATAGCCGCTAAACCTAATTCATTAATTTGGTATTCTATTTGTTTAATTCTTTCACTTTGCGCATTAAAACTATTGCCATTTGGTTCTATATATTCCGCTTTACTACCTTCGGGCAAAGATAATGCCTCATTAGGCCCAGCACTTACTTCTTCCGCTGCCGCCGGAAAACCATAAAAAGCAAGCATAGGTACCGCGCTTATATGTAATTGATTATCGTAATCACTTTGTATTTGGTAACTTTTAACATTTAATTCTGCAATATCTTCTAAAGGAGGACGACTTTCGAAAATACCTACTTTATTAGAATAAGCTACGGAAAAAGGTATGAAGTCTAAAGAAGTAACTCCTTCTTCAACTTGTTTAAAATCACCGTCATTGTTTCTTTGGAATAATTTAAAACTATTTGGTTCTAAAAGTCTTATTTGTTCAATAATTTCCTCACCATATAAGCCTTTTGGTTTTACGACCCGTTCTTTTAAACGTAATTGTGTTAAAACTCTTTTACCATTTTGTATTTGAGTTCTCCAACCAATAATATCTCTAGGAGTATAGGGAATCCAATATGGGCGACCACCGTCGGCGGGTGCGTCAACTAAAACACCGATATGTCCGTATCTAATGCACAAACGCGAAATATTGTAAACGAAATTCGTTAAATTATTCCCTTCTAAATCTATATCAAATAACTGCTCCTCAATAAGGTCAGGCACGTCCGACAATCTAACTGGTTTTCTAGTAAGCATACCGGCCAACATCCTTTCTATTCTTAAATAATAAGGTGGGCAAACTGATCTACTTAAACGAACGTCATAACTTTCATCTTCCTCTCTCGGCTCTTGCTTTAAATAAATTCTACTTTTACCTCTTATTTTAGTTGAACCCTCTACTAAATCCTCTATTAAACCCCAATGGGTTTGCATATTTCGCCATGCTTGATTTTGCTGCTGTACTTCTGTAACCTGTATTTCAAAATTATCTATTTTATTTGTGAAAAAAGAACTATACATTGTTTTATTTTAATAATATCAGGTCTTTAATAAATTCTAATGCCTGTTTTATTTCCTGCTTTACTATAAATCATATTGAACTCTCTATAACATAAATATCCTAAAGCGTCATTAAGGTGGTCATATCCATTTTGTTTATCAGGATCACCGCTTTTTTCATCATAGCTTTGTAATTCTAAACATTCAATTAAGCGTCTGCAACTGGCATAAACCGCCATACGGACCCGTCCTTTTGAGTTTTCCAAGAGTGCTTGTAAGGTTTGAACTCGGTCTTTGATTGGCGGATTACTTCTGAGCGCCATACTTGTGAATCCATAACTTTGCAAAATAGCAATATCAGTTTTGCTTGCATTGATCGTTGATCTATTGGCACCACTAGCATCTGGATAAACTAAAATCTTATTTCTACTATAACGTCTAAGTATTTCTCTTGCCATAGCATCAGTGTCAATTTGTTTTGTAATTTCATCAATAACAATTAATTTATCTCCGGTAGTAACACAAACAACTGCATTGCAATTCATAACGTTAAAATCAATTCCAATTTTAATAATTTCGTTTTCAATAGGAAAAGGTAATTTATCAATAACGTGTTTGTTTCGATCAAATCGAGAATATACAGCTCCGGTTGTAAGGTTTGTAAAATTTCCATTTAAATATGCCTGGATTAGTTGCGGAGGATAATTTTCTAATAAAGAATCAATAAAACCTTCAGGTAAATATGGATTATCGCTTGTTTTTGCTTTTATTAACCTTGTATCTTCTTTGGCGTTTTTTTCAAATGTTTCAAATGCCCACGAATGACCCTCAGGAGTTGTTGTTGCATAAAATTGTTGAATATTACCCGACCTTAATCTAGCTAAAGCCATATTCATAGCTTGTTCCGCGTCTTTTTTTGGTACGGTATCAGCTTCATCGAATCCAACTGCACATAAGTTTTGTCCGCGCAAACGCTGATAAGTAAGAATAGTTCTTAATAAAATTGTATGTGTTCCTTCTTGAAAAGATAAAACATATTCAGGTAAAGGACTTGCTCGAAATGTATATGGTATTTGCCATTCTTCAAGTAAGTCATTCATTGTTCTAATTAAAATGTCTCGAAGCATCACATTTGTAGGCTCAAAAATAGCAGATATATGTCCAACATTCATTGCTGCAAGCATAAAAGATTTAGATACCAATGCATAAGTTTTACCCGCACCAAAACCACAAACTAAAGCTAATTTTCTATGATTTGTATCTTTACAAAACTTTTGTTGATGCGGTAATAAATTATTTTGAATTTTAGTTATAACTTCATTTGCAGAAGGAATTTCATATAAACCATTACTGCTCAATACATGGCCTTGTTTTAAAGTATCTAAAAAACTCACGAGCAAAGATCGGCTAATTTAGCTGCAGTATTTATAGCTCCAAGAGCAATATTAAATTGACCTGCATTTCTTGCTTCCATTTGTAACGTTGAACATTGAGCCAATAAATCAGCAATCATTTGTGGTCTTTCAATATCCCAATCTTTTTTAATTTCATCTCTAGCTTTTTTTAAATAATTATCAACTGTACCTTCAGACACCCCCCAATTTTCCCTAGCGTATCGTAGGCAATCAGACCTTCTACCACCTCGCGCAATAATACGAGAAAGCTTTTGTACCCTGACATCTATTTCAATTTTGCTTGATTCAGCTGCTGCCATTAATTAATTATCCTTTTGAAACCAATGTTTGTATATTTCTAATGCTACACGCTGAGTCATAAAAGGGGGAACACTCATACCCATTACATAGCATGGATCAGTGTTTAAAAAGTTAAAATCTTCTGGAAAAGTTTGTATTCTTTTTATTTCTCCGGCACTAAAATGTCTCGGTTTATCCCATCTAATTGGAATACCTGACTGACTTGCAATTAATGTAGCAGTAGGATTTACAGGATTAGCAACAGAAAAATTAAAATAATATCCTTTTGGGTGAGCTTTTGATAATGAATTACCGGGCTTAGTTTTAAACCAAAGTTCTTTAACTTTTGGAGATAATAAATTAGTTTTTCCGTGATTTGTTACATCTTTTATTGCTTCACTACAAGAAATAATTTTTTCATTAAAAACTGGTTTAAAAGGTTTTAAATTTAAATCTAATCTTCTTGCAATAAAAAAAGTTCTTTCTCTTGCTTGTGGAACCCCCATTTTTGCAGCATTAAATAAAAATAACTGAGTTTCATAACCTGCTTTTTTAAAATCTCTAAATATTTCTTTTACATAACCTCGAGCATTACCAGCAATTAAACCTTTAACATTTTCGGCTATAACTATTTTTGGTTGTAAAAGTTTTGCAGTTTGAATGAAATGAAAAAATAAATCATCTAATCTTTGAAATTTTTGGCCTTCTCTAAATTTATATTCAGTTCCCCATTTTTTTTCACGCTTGCCGGCCATGCTAAAAGTCGAACAAGGTGGAGAACCGTCTAATATATCTAAATTCTTTAATTCTTCAGGTATATCTGTAAGTTTATTAAATTCCTGGATTCCCATTAAATAACTATATTTAGGTTTATGATTAGCTCTATAAATAGCCATCATTTCTTTATCAATTTCTACTCCGCCTAATACATTAAAACCAGCAAGTTTATAACCCATAGATGAACCGCCACCACAATGAAAACAACTAAAAACATTTAAATTATTTTTTTTAATATCTTTTAAATCAGATAGTTTCCAGGCACCAAGTTTTTTTTCAATCATTTTTTATTATCAAATTCAAATCCGCAACGCGGACAAGTATTATCA